TCCAATCTAATCTCTGCTTCATACTCGAACATTTGTTTACTCCTTTAGGTTGTCGTCCTTCTCAACCTTATATATACAGTATACCACGTATATTTATATTGTAAAGAGATATTTTATATTTCTTCAATCTTTTTTCTAGCCTCTTTAATTTCTTTGAGAGTTGTCTGAAGTTTGCGGACTGATATATCTTCCAGCTTAAGTAAGTCTGATTTATTTAAGTAACCTGTATAATATAGGGCATAGTTCTCACTGTATTCTTTTATCAGCCAATCGATTA